CATGACTATCACAATACAGGAACCGTTCAGTTCTTGTAGAGCAATCATGATCACTGATCCGGTGGAAGTGAATCCCCAAAATCAGGGAGAAAATTTGGCTAACCAAAGTGTTTGTCCTACGATCGTCTTACCCTTAGGGAAGAAATTATATCGTAAGGAATCGCAAATTGGTGATGCCATCATCTCGTCTGTTATGGAAAAGATTAAATCCGTCGGTCCTATGGTAGGAAGAACCCTCCCAGTAGCTTGTTCGGCTGCTGTTAAGGAAAAGCTCTCTCTATCTCTGAAGGTACTAATAGACTATTCTATACTGTTCGGTTTCAATGAGAAATCGTTCAATAAGGAACAGACCTTAGTTCACTGGCAATTATGCTCAGTGGATTGTGGTTGGATTAAGTTTCTGAAGTATAAATTAGCTGCTTTCATGTCTTCCCATTTAGGTTGTACACTACCAGCGAAGCCATTTTCCTGTGTGGATGTCCCTAGTCAACTTGCGGGAGGGACTCTTGGTCGTTTCATTAGACTTATTATGAAGTCAAAACGTGCCAGAGAGTTCGCTGTGGGTATCCTCTATTCAAAGAAGGGTATGCCACGTCCGGAAGAAGATGCCTTGAACAAGGCAAAAGAGGAAACAAAGAAAGTTCTTACTTCAACTCATACAGTCCCTAAATCCGAGTATACCAGTTTAGCTGGAATATCTTGTGAAATAAGACGTACGGTGACTGAAATCTTTGGTAAACGCAAAATCACAGAGCGTAAACTAAAGAAACCATATGCTCCCTCGGTAAAAGCGAATTATATCGCTTCGAGGTCGAAGTTAGGTACATTTGGTTCTTTGATTGAGGCCGGTTTAATTACCGACCACATCCCAGATAACTTTTTGAATTCAATATATGGAAATGCGTTGGAAGGAGTTGGTGCGGAGGAGAAGGAGAATGAGGATGTAAGACCTTTTGTTGTGAAGCACGTCTTTAAAGAGACGGTACGCTCCATTTATGGAGAAGTATATCAAAAGGCATTCTTACTTGCAAAAGAAGAGGACGCAGATGTGTCCTTGGTATCATTACCCGAAGCGTTGAAGGTCCGTACAATATCAAAGGGACCTCCATTTACTTACTTCGTTCTTAAACCAGTACAGAAATTTCTACACAAGATCTTGAGAAAATTACGACCATTTCGCCTTTTAGGTGAGCCGGACGTGAAAGCAGAATATCTTGATGAATTATTCGAGGGTGTGTCAGGTAAGTTTCATAGTCTAGATTATTCTAGTGCTACTGACTTATTAAACCCTACCCTATCTCGGATGTGTATGAATTTTATTTGTGATTCTGTGGGATTATCTGATGATTATCGGGAGTTGTGCATTAAAGCTCTTGTTGGTCATAAGATAGAAGGTGAGCCTCAATTGTGGGGCCAACTTATGGGTTCAGTTATGTCGTTTATTATACTCTGTGTTATCAATTTTGCTGTTGTTCGTCTCTCCTTAGAAATTTCGGAGAATAAAGTTTACTCTGTAGACGATATCCCATGTGCAATCAATGGGGACGACGGTCTGGTACGTGGTTCAGACCGCTTTATGGAGATTTGGGAGGATGTTGCTGCTGTTGCGGGACTCAACCCGTCTTTAGGTAAGACATACAGTCACGATGATTATGTTAATATCAATTCTACCTCTTTCACACTACTTTCCAATGGAAAGTTTGAAAAGGTCCCTTATGTGAATATGGGACTTGTGATGGGTATGACTCGTTCTGGGAACAAAGCCCAGAAATCT